CGGCATCGAAGGCGTTGATGGTGCGATGGGCTCTGGAACACACTGATTCAGTGCCCAGGCAGTTCCCAACAGCAGTTCGCGTTCCTCTTCGGTAACGATGGGGAGCTTCGCAAGATCGCCCTGGATCAGCTCATAGCCAGGCGTCGGGGCACACAAGAACAGGCCGCCTTCACCACGGGTCTCGATCAGCGTGAGCAGAACATGCCAATTGCCAGTGGCGTCTTGGCGAGGCTTGTACTTCTTCCCGGCGATCGTAACTTCATCGGGGCCATCGACAAGCTGCTTGCGTTGTGCGAGCTTCAGATTCCCGCTTATGGGCTTCTCGCAACGATAGGCGACATGCCAGCCCTGGGACGGCGACTGCTCGACGACCATGCGGTCGAGCAAGGCGGGGTTGGCCGACTTGACCGCGTTCCACCAGGACTCGAATGCTTCGCCCGCTACGTCAAAGTCGATCATCTCAAGGTTGCCGGAGACCGTCCCGCAAATGAGACAAACCGCCTGGGCCTTCTCGAACCAGCGGGCGGTTTCCACTTCCGTAGGCAGGCGGGTCTGGTAGGTCTTCCAAGTGGCCAGCGTGGGCCGCTTCTGGTCGGCGCGTGCGGGCAGCGCGCACAGGCCAGCGCAATGGTATTGAAAGGCCGCTTCCCGCACATCCATGAATCCACTCCCCTGCTCACAGCGTTACGGCCGTCTTCTTCCGAGGTTTATGGGAATTGTGTTTTCGGCACAGCCGGGTGCTGCAGGGCCCAGCTGACCCACTGCTTGATGCGCGTTCGTAAACCATTCAAGTCATCCTTTTCCACTGCCGAGAACGCTCCCTGCCACACGGTGGTCACAGCAACGATTTCCATCTGTTCCGCGTTGCCTTCCACCACGAGCACCGCGGCCGGGCAGAGCCGTGTCAGACGCTCGAACAGGACGCGCTGCCCCGTGCTGATGTGGGGATGATCTTTCCATTCCAACAGCAGCAGGTTGCCGTTGATTTCCACGATGCCATCGATGTCCGAGAAGGCGATCCGGCCGGGCAGGCAGTCGGCGAACAGTTCGATCTTCGGGCGTTTTGTGAGGTTGAAACAGCCCTGTGTGGCGCAATCCCATCGCATCGGGTTGCATCCATTAGCAGACGACATGGCACACCCTCCCCAGGTCCTGGAACGCTTCGACGAAACGCTTTTCTTGCCCGCCGCAGTAGATCACCGCCTGGCCCTGCAAGGGTGCGGAAGTCTTCTCGGGATGCCAGAACCGCACCCGGCCGGTCGGGAAGCAGACGGCCCGGGCGTGGCCCAAAAGCGTCTGAAACCAGCGGGTTTCTGTGGCGTTGTTGACCAATACGATGGCCTGCGATACGTCGCCCTGCCGGAGGTGTTGAACCAGCTTGTCGCAGAACTCGCCCACCAGCGGCTGGGCGTAGGGTGGATTCAAGAAGACCCGGCCATGCCAGGGTTGTGTCAGGCCATCCTGGTCAGCAGTGAAGTAGTGTTTGGCCTTGACGACCCGATTGGCCACATCGTGGGAGGCCGGATCGAGGTCGATTTCGCCCAACACGGCCACGACGCGCTGGATATACTCCGGCGGGGTGTACCATTCGCTATCGCCGGAGTTGTGGGCGACGTGCGGTTTGGCGATCTCTTGCCTTGCCTGCTCGATTTGCTGCGGTGTTGGGTTTGTGCCAAGGTTATGGGCTGCCTCGATGATCGCCTGGCGCGGGGCGTCGAGTCGCCCTTCGGTAATCTCCCGCTGCAGCCCCAGCCTGTCTACCGCGGCGGCAAATTGGCCGTCACGGTGGATTGTGTGCGGCGAAACGCGAAGCTCCTGAGCAAGGTGCTCACAGGTGCGCTCGCAAATCAAGTTGCCATTTTGGCAACTTGATTCAGCAGACTTCCTGTCGCCACCGCGCGGACGTTTTCGCCGATTGTACCTCCGCCCTCGCAATAGGCTCATCTGTTCAGACGTCAGGTTCCGTCGGCCCAGTTGGTGGGCATCGATCCAATCCGCGGCCGCCTCCCGATCTGGCAGGCTGATCTCGCGCACGGCGTAGTCGATGCCGTACTGATCGCAGATCTCCTTGCGGTGGTGGCCGTCCAGCAGGATCTGCTGCTCGCGCCAGACAACCAACGGATCGAGGCAGCCGTCGCGCAACAGGTTCTCTTCCAGGCCGGCCCGCTCTTCAGCCGTTAACGGCGGAATGAGCGATCGGAACTCCTCGTCAATCATCAGCGGTGGCAAGTTGACAGTTGTCATTGTCTACCCCGCTCCAAGGTGCTCGTCTTACCAACCAATTCCATTTCCTGTTGGCGCGCACTGGCCATGCTCTGGATCAGTTCGATGTTGTTCCGAAACCAGGCGTACTTGCCGCCAGTCTTGCTGATCGTCACATTCGTGTTCGGACACACGAACCAGGGAATCGCATAGAAGTCGCCGGTGTCCAACTGCCAGAGCAAGATGATGTCTGCTTGGGTGTACTTCCCGATACGGTAGAACCATCCTTGGCTACGTTGATATTGGCTCAGTCGCGCGGACTTCACGTCGACTCGCAGGACGTTGTCCAGGAGCAAGTCGTAAGGGCACTTGACTCCATGGCGGCGCGTGATTACGAATCCAGCGCGGAGAAGGCGCTCGGCAGCCGCATCTTCGCCTTCCCAGCCCGTGTCGCTATCGCTAGCCTGCCGGTCAATCCCCAACCTCCGCGACCAGCAAAGGAAACCGCCGCGTCGTTGGATTTGATTGGCAAGATCCCATCGTTTCATGCCCGCCAGATCACTGGTATTCGGAAAACGTCCGAGGGATTCTGCCACTTGGCGTATTTCTGCTTCGATTTGGTTGTCGTCCCATTTGCGGCGCGCGGTAACCATGCAAATCTCCATTCACTCAAAAGGGTATGGAATCGTCCGAATAGCCCATCGCTTGATGAAGCGGCAGCGGCTCCGGCTTTTCGCCGAGTTCGTAGTCCACGATGCGGTCGAACTTTTCGCCTGAAATGCTGCGGACTGTAATCGACTTGGTTGTGGCCAGACCGCCTCCATTGGCGATGTCCACTGCCTGCTCTGCCGTCCACGGCACGGGATCATGCGATCTGGCCCGCCACCACATCTCGGCCTTCTGCCGTGGGAAGCCGGTGTGTTCGAAGCAGACCCACTCCGACTTGAACTGATAGAAACCGACCTTGTAGTCCACCCGCATGGTTTTGGGGGCGTTCTCATCGGCCCCCTGCTTGATGTGAACGCTGTAGAGGATGTCTCGAACCTCGTAGCGAGTCTCCGTGACCTGGCCGGAAAGCACGGCTTCACTCGAGGCATTCGGATCATGGTTGACTCGTTCGGGCTTCGGGAACTCATATCCGCAATCGGGACAATGGGCATAGCCCGCTGCAATCACGGAATGGCATTCGGGACACTCCTTTGCCGGGGCCTCGCTGTCTTTGCTGCTGGCGTCTTTGCTTTTCACGCGGATTTGATCGACGGGACCATGCCGCATCACGTTTCCACCGAAGTCCAACACCAAGCAGTTCTTCTTGCCCGGGTACAGACGAAAGCCCCGTCCGACGAGTTGGTAGAAGAGCCCCGGAGACATCGTCGGGCGCAATATGGCCACGCAGTCGATGCGAGGGCAATCAAAGCCAGTCGTCAACACACCGATGTTGACCATGCACTTCAGCGCTGCACGCTCGAATAGGCCGTCGCTGGGCTCGGCACGAAACCGTGCGATCAGTTCCGCTCTCTCGCCGGCCGGAGTCTGGCCGCAAACAAATCCGCACTCCAGGCCGTGCTTCTCTCGGAACACCCGCTGGATATGCTGGGCGTGCTTGACGCCCGAGGCGAAGATCAAGCAGGCATGTCGGTCCCGCGTCTGTTCGACAATCTCCTGGCAGGCCGATTCCACCAACTGGTCCTGGTCCATCAACTGCTCAACTTCGTCGGCCACGAACTCCCCGGCACGGACGTGCAACTGCTCGGTATTGGGCCTCTCGCGTCCTGCCTTGGTCACCAAGGGGCACAGATATCCATCGCGGATCAGTTCCTTTACGCCGACTTCAAAGCAGACAGCGTTCAGGATGTTCTCCGGTCCACAGATTGTGCCCGATTTCAAGCGGAATGGCGTGGCCGTCAGACCTATCGTCCGCACGCGAGGATTGACCACCTTGGTATCGGCCAAGAACTGTCGATACATGCCTTCGCCGTCCGGAGGGATGAGATGGGATTCATCTACGACGATCAGATCAAAGGCATCCAGTTCACAGGCTCGCTTATAGACCGACTGGATGCCGGCAACGATCACGGCGTGTTCGGTGTCACGGCGGTTCAGCCCGGCCGAGTACAAGCCGACATTCAACTCGGGACAGAGGCGTCGAATTTTGTCGGCGTTCTGCTGAAGTAGTTCCTTGACGTGGGCGAGGACCAACACTCGGCCATTCCATTGCGCTACGGCATCTTTCGCAATCTGGGCAATGACCCAACTCTTGCCTGCGGCTGTTGGCAACACAACGGCCGGATTGTCATCGTGCTGCCGCAGGTAGTCGTAGACGGCATCGACCGCCGCTTGTTGGTAGGGGCGCAATTCCACGGTGTGCTCTCCACAATGTCACCAGATCGAGAAAAAGGGCTCCGGCGTCGCGGACTTGCACCACGAGGGCTGCCTTATGAGAGCTTCGCCCCGCACTATGCCGCCGGATGCCACCCTACTTGATCGTCGTCTACGCCGCGGTGGCGTTCGGCTCTCCGCCGGGCAGCGGGAACAATTCGGCTGTTGACGGATAGAGGCGTTTGAGTTGCTCCCCGGCCAGGTAGGCCTGCAGAGCGCGCTCGGTCTTGCCATATTTCTCCCGGGCCTCCGGCCGACCGCAGACTCCTTGCGCCGTGGCCATCAAGAACTTCAGCAACACCGCTATGGGCTGGTCCCGCTTGCCGTCTGCTACACCGGCGCGCAGCACGTCGGCGAAATGCCGCAGGCTGCCGAGGTCAGTCGAATAGAAGGCCCGGGCCAAGACGCCGCGGGTGATAGCCGAGGCCACTCCGCGGAAGCGGGCTGCCGGCAGTACTTCGTGGGCGAATGCAATTGCCTCGCGGTACTGGGCAAGCAGATCGGCCTCTTCACCGGCCGTCATCCGATTGTAGCACTCCAGTCCCGTCACCATGGCACGAAGCGTGGCCAATTCCGTCCGACTCACGGCACCCAAACCGCCAGCCAGCGTGATGATCTGATCGTTGGTGCGGGCCTGGCCGGCGTCGATGGCCTCCAGCGATTGGGCCGACTCGTTGAAGAACACACGCATTGGAACCGTCACGCCCGAGAGCGAAACGGCCCAAAGTCGATGCTGACCATCCAATAGCACCCGGTTGGTGCTGAAGGCGATGCCCTGGTGCGTCAGCCGCCAGCGGCCGGCCTTCATCTCGCGCATCAGCCGCTCGACATGAGCGTCGACCAGCTTGCGATTATGGGTGTTACATCCGGAAAGCCAAGCGTCGGCGATTGCCGGGGTAACGTCCATCACCACGCTGTAAGGGTCTTTTCGGTCGAAATAGTGCTCGATCATGATTGGAAGCCTTTCGGAACGATAGGAGGATCAGTTGTATTGGAACGTGTCGTGGAAGTCGGCAGACGTGTGGATCGTTGCCGACGAGGAATCGGTCGGATCGTGGTCATTGTCACGGCCGTACCGCATTTCCCGGCGGAGTCGCTCCGTCAAGTCGTCCAGGGGTTGTCTCAGTCGGCAACCCTGGGCAAGCGGACAGTCGATGACAATGATCTGTACGTGATGAAAGGTGACGTTCATTTCTTGAGGTCCTTGAGATGCTTGGAGAGGGTGTCTATGAGAGTACGGAGATAGTCGGCGTTGAATACCTCGATGAGCGTCATGGCGCCCATGAACGGGTCGTGGGGCATATTGAGCGCGGTCATCGGCTGCATAGGGTTCGGCGTCCGCGTCGGCTGTGCGATCCGGCCGGCCATATGGCGTGAAGGTTTGCCATCCTTCCGTCGACGGCCTCCGCCGGCGCGATTGCCGGACGGAGCCGGATAGTTCTTGCCGTCGCGACCGGTGCGTTTATTCAGGTGGGTACTGTCGCCACCTGACTCTAACTTCAGTTTGCCACGGTACTTAGCAACAGTCTTGTGTGCGACTCCAACATATTCGGCGATCTGCCGATCCGACTGGTTGGCGCCCTTCGGATGCATCAACGCGGCCCAGACAGCTCGTTCGATGTCTTTCGGCGTGCGCTGCACACCATGCGTCCTGTTGACGCCGTAGCTCTGCCACTGGGCGTCTTGGAGTGTGCCTCTGAACACATTGCATTCGATGGCTTCGCCGGGCAGCGCCATCACGTATGCCTTGATGCGATGGAAACCATCGACCAGCCAGTAGTCAACACCATCAAAGAACACGTCGATTGGCGGGAACTTGTCGCCCTCCTTCATTCGCTCGCCATATTTGTCACACACCGCCTGATCGATTTTCACGCGCGGTTGTGTATCCCCGTCGAGGCGAATGTTTTCTGGAAAGATGCTCTCAATCGTTGGCATGATCGATTTCTCCTCCAGGATTCTGGGCCATGGTCAGATAGAGCTGCACGCACAGTCGCGGCAGATCGCAAAGCCTGACGATCGCGACCCACGGCTGCTTATTGGTTCTATGCAACACGAGTCCCACGCCATCGCCAGCATCGGTAACGGCCTGTTCAATCGCAGGATAGAGTCGCAACGCCTCGACCCGTTTGATCTCGAAATGGACGCCGGGAATCGCGGCCCGCACGTCGGGGCTGCCGTCCGCGCCACAGTATTGGCGGCCCCGACATGCGTCCACGTGAAACAGCCGTCGCAACTCGGCAGCCGCCTCCAATTCACCGCGCGCCCCTTTGCGTTTGGACATTGCGCCCATTACGATGGCCTCCTCCAGGGCGGCGTCGCGGTCTGTGCCTGTTGCTGCTTGCCGGTAGCGGCCTCCCGCTTCTCGTAGCCGCGGATTTCGTTGACAATCTCGTCGGTGTCCTTTCGCTTCTTACACCGCACCTTGATAACCAGCGGCAGATTGTGCAGTTCGACCGAGTCGTTCGGCGTCAGCACACCGACCGCACGACAGACCGCCGACAGCTCGGCCTGGGCGATCTTCATGGCGAGTTCGTTGGGATTGGAGAGATTGAGCCTCGCCCAGAGCTGACGATTTTTGTGGTCCCCCTCCAGAATCGTGAAGGTGAGTTCCAAGAACTGCCCCGTGCCCGATTTGTTGGGCTTCATCTCCGAGGCGGTGATCATGGCCAGGTATTTCCCGGCCGGGATGGGGTCCATCGCAGTACGAGGTTCCACTTTGCTGGCGTCAAACCCGCGTAGGTCCGACATGGTTGGTGTCCCTTTCTGATGAAGTGAAGGAGTTGTTGGGAGTCATTGCATCGATCAGTGCCGACCAAGAGAGCGGCAGGGGATCGAAGATCCCGTAGCGGTTCTTGGCCAGCAACTGGTTGGTCTCGTACAGGATCAATTGGCGCTGCCCGGTCGTAATGCAGGCGGCGCCCACGAAGTCCGACCACTCGATCATCGTGTTGGCCAGATCGGCGTGAATCTCGGGGGCGGATTTTTCAGTGGTGATGCCGTCGATCGTGGTGATCTCGCGCCGCGTGGCATGGGCCAGGAGGATCACGGCCACGCCGGCGTTGACCATCTTGTCGAGCGTCGGCAGCAGGTACTGGTAGACGTAGTTCTTCAGCACCAGCTTGCCGTTACCGTAGCCGCCGTGAGCCCGGTTGAGTGTCTGCTTCATACCTGTGGGTGTGCCGTCCACGCCGGCAACGTACTCCTCGGCGCGCCGGAGCAGCCAATCGACACTGTCGACGACAATCGTTCCGTACTGATGTCCACCGAGGGCCAAGGCATCGAGCCACTGCACGATGCACTGCCAGTCAGGCAGGTACGGCGTGCGATCGCATTGCACGTGGGCGGCGCCATTCTCCGTGTCGATAATGAGTCCGCCTGAGCCGGCGCCGAACGAGGTCTTGCCGACGCCCGGTGGACCGTAGACGATGCCCTTGGGGGCACGCAGGTTGATCTGGTTCAATACAGTGGTGGGTAGTGGCATGATGGGGCCTTTCGCTTTCGGGGGATTGGTTGCTGAGTATTGGAGCCGGGACGGGCGGGTGGGGGCGGCAGCCGTTTCGGCTCTATGCCCGCGCCAAACACACCCGCGGTCCCGGCGTTTTTTCCTATATGGCGTCGAACAGGCGTACCTCCTCAAAACCCGTGGGCCACGTGTCAGTGGCGATGCACCGTTTCAGGCGCTCGATTGCGGCTTCATTGTCTCTCTTGGCCTCCGCGAGACTGTCTTCGTGGACTCGCCACACGCCACAGCGGAACGGCGGCTTCTTCTCGACCGCGATGTAGAACGCCGGCATGAACAGGCCGATCACTCGGTGGAGCACGGCACAATAGAAAGCCAATTGGTGCGTGTAGCCATAGCGACGCGCATCGGCCTCGAACCACGTCAAGTCATCACATGTCTTCAAATCCAGGATGTGCCGGTTGGGATCAATCCAGTCCAGACGAGCCTGGCAGGGCAACCCACAGTACTCAGTGCGGATTACTCCCTCGGCGATCCCTTCGGAGAGCAGGTCGATGGCCATCCCATTGGCCCGCACACCATCGGCCATGCTCTTGACAAGGTCACACTGCTGGAACGTCAGCACCGGCTTGCCCTGTGCAGCAGCCCATTCGGCATAGGCTTTGGTGGCCACGCCGAACATCTCCCCAGTCTTCGGATTGATGGGGCCGCCAACGGCATACTCCGCCTCAAACCGCTCATGTCCTTCGAGCACGAGCGTGTGCAGAGCCCGCCCAACAAGATACGCCGGCCGGTCTTCGTCTTCGATCAGTCCCAGTTGCTTCTTGCGATATAGCAACGGGCAACGGCGGAAGTCACCCAATTGATGACTGGTGAGATGGTCCCTCGACCTCGCCTGGTACTCGGCGAACGATTCGCGGAGCAAGAAGCCCAAGTCCCTGATGCCGGCTGACGGTCCCGACGTGATAATGACGCTCACGAGTGTGCTCCTCTGCCTTGGAGTCGCGTTTGTGTGTCCGTCTATTGTTTTCTATACACCGGTCGAAGCCGAGTTGTCCGCATTCCGTCAAGAATTCTTCAATCCGGCCATTTCCAACTGATAACGAATCGTAGCTATCACGTTCCGTACCTTGCGTCGGGAGGTTGCCATGTCGCGTGCGACGGCCGTCGCGCTACGACGGGTCAAGCACCTCCACATATCACGCTCCTGTGCATTCAGCGTCCTGTAGACGCAAGCAATGGCATCACTCCGCTCGACTTGCTCGATAACGGACAACCGTCCGATTCCGATGCGTCGATGGAGGTCGTCCTCGGAAACAGCATCACAGAGAGGCATGGGCATACCGTTGACCTTGCGCGTGGTTCGTTCGATCGACAAGGCGGTCAGTTCCTTCGCTCGCCGCGCGGAACGTCGGGTACGCAGGATGTTCGAGACGGAGGAACTTATGACGTGACGAACAAACGTCACGGGCGATCCACGCCCCGGATCAAAATGATCTGCCCGACGAAGGAGGTCCAAGAACATCTCCTGCCGGAGATCGTCATAGTCCGAGCAACGAAATCCCGGTCGACGGCATAGTTGCCGGGCGCGAACACAGATCAGCGTCGTGGCACAATGTTCGAGCAGAGCATTGTGGGCAGATGTCGCGGCCATAACAGAAGCCTCCGGAGCCCCAAGGCTTTCTCGATGGCCCGACGTCAGTCCGCCGCCAGGAATCCTCAGTGTTGCGGCTCGTCACCGCATGAACGATCATCAGGGGGCGACATGTTTCGGGCTCAGCCTCGTGGCCTCTACCCAATAGCTGCGTTGTCGCATTTTTGCGGCAGAATCCAGCCTGCGACACGCCTCACAGCAGGCCGTAAAGCACTGCTGTGCAACGGGTTGCAAGAATCCCGGAGATTTTTTTCGGCTGTCGCATCGATGCGACAAAATCCAGCTCGCGACACGCGGAGAGTCAAGTCTGTCCACCCGCATTTAGTCCAAACCGATAGGCGGCTGTGTGGGGGGGGCTGGGGTCGGATACCGCTCCGAGGGCTCCTTGGCTGCCACGGAGCAGACTACTGACTGGCTTCCTCGACCGGCACTCCGCGGCAGCCGCTGAGGTAGCATTTCCACGTTGTGGATGATAGACTGTCAACCTGTTGACAGGTCGACCACTGGACCGCCTTTTGCATAATGAGGAGTTGCGATGTCCCACAACGGCAATGGTCACTTCCCATGGGAGCGAACCACTAAGATGACCGGGGCCAGTTACGCTCGCGACCTCAAGGCCACTCGTGACTTGCCCTACCACGAGAAGTTCGCCGGTCTGCTTCGTCTCTGCGCCGAAGCAAGGCAGGGTGAGTTTCAGATCATCATGGTGACGTCGCCAGAGATCCTGGGCGATGACTACGGTGAGTTGATCCGCAATCTTAGAGAGTGTGCCCAGGCTGGACTGCTCGTGGCGTTTAGTGAGCGGAAGGCGACGTGAACGGAGGCGCCTCTCCCCGACCAGCGGCTATCATCATGGTCGCACCCTGATTCGGTGGAGAGCGGCAGCACCACCTGCTCGCTGAACCGCACGCCCGACGGCCCAATGGTTGACGTTCACCTGCTCTTCATTCAGTGCAGCTGCTGCTTTACGACAGGATCCTTCCCGCTTGTAGGCGGCAATCAGCAGGTCGTCGGTCAATTCCATCTTCTGCTCGGCCTTAACCTGGCGGCGAACCAACTGCTTGAGTTCCTTGGCATCCGCCAGTCGATGGTCGCGGTTTTCGGCTGTTGCATCGGCCTCGGCGATCATCGCCGCCACTGTAGCACCGTCCAGGAAAATGCCATTTTCGTGCAGGGATGCCACCTCCTCCATAGGCACCGGTGTGGCCAGAGCGGTTGTCCCTGGATTCTCTATCGGGTCTCGGTAGGTCACCAGCACGATAGGCCGATGATGGGAATGGATCCGCTCACTCACCATCGCAGCGTCGTTCCACTGTAGTCCACGTACGAAGAAAACTTTACGGCGATCTCCACGCCAGGTCACCCTTCCCAAACACCACAGGCGCTCCGGCAACAAGGGTAGACATCGACCCTCCAGGCCCATTGCTCGGGCCACAGCCCTTGTGAACACCTCAAAGTCGATGGTCCATTGCCGCAAGTCGTCGGCCGTCACTTCGGCCCGGAATACGACCGGGCAATAGACGAAGTACCGGTGCGTGCCGTCGTCCTGCCGCGCAACGAAGACTTTCTCCTTATGCGATCCGTGACAGACGGGGCAGCCAACCCGGTCGGCGCCGCCGGCCTCTTTGATAAACCCTGCCGCCAGCAGCCGATCAAAGGCGCGGTCCGACCATTGCACGACCAACTGCCGCAAAAACAGCGGCCGCGGGACGTCCATGTGCGGCCACAGGTATTCGAACGGGTCAGACACAGGCGATCCCCCAAAGATTCAGACAGTGTTCGCCCACGGCCCACAGATTGTCCGGATTGCTTTTCAGGCTGCACACGTTGGGAACCGTCACGTCAATTGTCATCTCCTCGGCGCAGCCCTCGGCGTTGGGCAGAAACAGCAGATGAAAGGCCGCCTCGCGCACAAGGACCTGGGCCGGCCTCAACCTCTTGTAAGCGAGGCCTTGCTGGATCGTCTCCACTGCGACCAGCAGGTCGGTTTGCGTCTGAAACTTCAACTCCTGATATTCCCATGGCCCGGCCGAGACGGTTGATTCCAGGCGGATGCACTGCAAGCACACCTGCGCGATGTGGTCACTCGGGGCGGTGGCATACGTGAAGCTCGGCTCCAAGAGCATTCCCAGCCGGTATGCCGGCCGCAACGGATCGGGCGGGCCGACATCGATGCCAAGCACAGACCTGCAGAAGACCTGCTGAAGTGGAACGCATGCCGCGCCGCCGTCTCTCGCGATCAGTTCGAGTGAGCCCTCGTCGGGGTTGAACAGGAACACGTTCCAGAACGTACATTCCACACAACATGGAATCACTTCACGGTCGTTGGCGAATGAGAGGTGCGTATCGGGCAAGTCATCCAGATAAGCCCTGAAGCACTGCGAGCCGTTGGCCCGGTCGGAGTACTCGACCTGGCAACGTTTGCCGCGCAACTCGGTCGACCAGTAGTACTTCGAAAGCGATTGTTCGAGTCTCTCCAGCAGGCACCTGTCGATCTTGATTCGTCCACGCGGCAGGCCCGTCCGCTTGATCCAGCCGCAGCCGTTGGAAAGTGCGTCCGTACGGGCGAACGGAGCAGCCAACCTGAATGCATCGGGCAGCTTGAGGTATGCCCACACGGCCTTGTTGAGATGTCCATTGTGGGCCAGGAACTCCGATGCACGGTGTGGGCACTTACGCTGGATTTCCTCGGCAAAGAGCCTCATTCCGCGGCTATCAGCCAGGCGATGAATGTCTCGCAGCGCAGCTTCGATTTCGACTCGTTTGCCGGCGGCCAACTGCTGCCAGACATTCAGCACAGGCTCGACATGCGTTACCGAAAGGCTGTCCCAGGGCGGCTGCTGCAAAACGCCGTGATGTGCGAAGAAATCGCGGAGCAACGGTCTGGAAATCTGCGTCAGCAGTCTCGGAGCATCGCAAAGATCGATCATGACCACCACCTCCTGCGGAACACCATGCGTGCTACGTGGTCAAATCCAGACGATTTCTCCCAAGCCGTTTTATGAATGGAACTCATTGCCGGGCAGATACCCGAAGAGATACCTGCCCTATCTCTCCGGGAACCGCGTGCGCATCCTCTAGGACATGAGCGGAAGGAGAATGCGATACTCCTCTCCCCTATGGGTCCCCCGATGAGAATGCGCTACGTCGGTCCCGGCATCGAAATCGCTGCCTTGCGAAACGACCGACATCCATGCGCGTTCTTGACCATACCATGTTCGGAGAATCTGTCAAGAGACAGCATCACAGAGAGCCGTTGTTCTTGCTGCGTGACGCGGCAGAAGTGACGCGGAGATGATTTGTAGTCGCTATGTGCCAGCGATGATGTGAGACGCGAGCGCATCACGTCCGAGGAACCATTTCTTTCGGAATGCGGACAACTTGGCCGCGGACGGTGTATAGAAACTAATGGAGGGTGAATGTCGTCATCACGCAGCGGAGGCCATACGATGCACAGACAACCCAGCACATTGGACATTCCAAAGACCGACATAGGCGAAGCATCATCGCTGTTACTCACCGGCGCCGAGGCGGCAGCGATGCTCGGGACGACCGCTCGCACCTGGCGCACATGGGACGCGATGGGCAAGATTCCCATGGCAGTTCGTATTGGCAGGCGACCGTTTTGGCGGCCGGTGGAACTGCGTGCCTGGGTCGCTGCCGGCTGCCCGGATCGTGAAACGTGGCAGATCATGCGGCAGTGAGTGAGGCAGGAGTTCCACTCCGAGGAAATCTGCGAAAGCATCAAGATTCCGCTTGCGGTTTCGCACGGTCGAGGCACAATGCGACTGTTCCGACAACCGATCCAGAAAGGCGTAAGGCCATATATGGCATCGCTTTATAAGAAGCCGGTGCTGGTCACCGACGGGGCCAGCGGCCAACGAGTCAAGGCGAAGTCAAAGAAGTGGTGGGGGCAGTACAAGGATGCCCTTGGCCGACTGAAACGCGTGCCGTTGGCCGTGGACAAGCTTGCCGCCGAGACGATGCTCAACAAGCTGGTGCAGAAGGTCGAGCGTGAGCGTGCCGGCCTCGTCGATCCGACCGACGATCAACGGAAACGACCGCTCTTCAAGCATGTGGCCGAGTTCAATAGCTACCTGTCGAACAAGGGGGTCACACCGAAGCAGGTGATGGAGACGATCCACAAGCTGCAGCGGCTAATCGACGATCGACGGTGGAAGTTCCTTAAGGATGTGACCGCCCATGCCACATTGGACTTCCTTGGCCAGCTTCGTCGCGACGGCCTGAGTGCCCAGACCTACAACCACTACCTAAAAGCAGCCAAGCAGTTCTCTCGCTGGCTCGTTCGTGAGCATCGCGCCCCCTTCGACCCGTTGGCTCATCTCTCCCGTCTGAACGTCCAGACCGATCGTCGCCATGATCGCCGGGCGCTCTCGACTGAGGAGTTCAGCCGGTTGATTGACGCCGCCCGAAATGGTCCGAGAATCGAAGGTATCTCAGGCCCCGATCGAGCGATGCTGTACATCCTGGCCTCCTGGACCGGTTTCCGCAAGGGTGAGATCGGGAGCTTGACGCTGCGATCGCTCCGGCTGGGCGACGATCCGTCGACGGCAACAGTCGCCGCAGCTTTCAGCAAGCACCGGCGAACCGACGTGCAAGTGTTGCATCCCGAGTTGGTGAAGCAACTGCGGGACTGGATTGCAGCCAAGCACGTAAAGGGCGATCAACCGCTTTTCCCAATCTCCGACCGTATACCTGGCGGCACGGAGCGCAAGACTCACAAGATGATCGAACTCGACCTGAAGGCTGCGCGGCAGCAGTGGTTCGAAGAGAGCAAGGATTCGGACGAGTGCTTGGAACGGATGAAGTCGGATTTCCTGCGATACTGTGACCATCGCGGCCTCTACGCGGACTTCCACAGTTGTCGTCACGCCTTCTGCACGGCGATGGGCAAGGCCGGTATAGCGCCGAAGGTCGCGCAGACCTTCGCCTGGTCATCTTGATACCCCCTTCAACAACCCACTTCAGAGATTTGACCGCTGAAGAATTGCCGAAACTCCCTCAGTTTACCTGGATTATCGGGAAAAAGGTAGCATCCCGTGCTAGCATCTTTATCGACACGAATCTTGCCTTTGCGGATGTGATTGTGGATCCAGTGACGCGGCACTCCCAACTTCTGTGCAAGTTGCGGGACCGTTAGATAACCAGGCACATGACACGGATGCGATTGACGATGTATGACCAGGATGCGATGGGAGAGGCGAAGGAGTTTCACAGTGCTTTGCAGCACGGTTCCACTCCTTGGAGAATGGAAACCCTGGGACGTCAAGTAGCTGGTGATCTGCTGGTCAGTCTGGCCATCTCTCGCCATGCGGAGAATGATTTCCTTCATCTCCTTCCCGCGTGATAATCGAGCGAACTTGGCGACTTGCACTGTCACGTCGTCAACAGTAGTTGCGCCGCCCCGCCAAACGACACGAGTCCGCACTTGATCCCCAGCAACGCGATGCAGCACCACCTTGTCCACGAGGCATCGCAACAAGGCCTTCTTCTGCGAGGAACTGAACAAGCCTTGGTCCCACAGTTCCGGCAGACGCGGACCAACCTTTCTCAGAGCGTCCAGCAGATCGGCGGGAATTGCCCAGCACGGCACGTTCTGTTCTTCCTGAGCAAGTTTCTCCGTTACCTCCTTCAGTTCGCACATCGCCACTTCCCAACGTCGTTCCAGCTCCGCCGCTACAAGCCGGTTTTCCGGATCGGCGTGCTGATACCGCCTCTCCGCCAAACGCGCCTGATAGCGCAATCGCTCCACCTCTTGCCGACGCGCGGACAGAAGGGTGTCACGCTGATGGTCGGCTTCGTCCAGTATACCGGCGGCCACGTCAATTTCCGCGTTGGACAGCGCCGCAAAGAACCACTCCACCACTCGATTGTCGATCGGCGCGGCCGGCAACCATTGGCACACGGGATCGCCGTGCTGGTGCCACAAGTGGTTGCAAACATAAGTGGCGCTGTATTGGTATGCCATGAACATCGGATGGCCGCACTTGCCACAGTGCACCAAGCCTTGCAACAAGGACCTGCCTTCGCGCGGAATCCCGGGATTGTTGTTCCGATAGTGGCCGTAGTTGCGATGGAGAATCTGTTGAATCCTCTCGAACGTCTCCCACGGAATGTAGGCCGGGTACTTGTCGCGAATGCAGACCTGCCATTGTTCCAGGGGCAGCTTCTTTTTACGGTATTTCCCGGTCTTGTCGTCGATCGTCGAGCGTGAGCGGCCCCAGGCGAATGCGCCGGCATACGCGGGGTTGGTGATCGTCGTATGCACCCGGGCGATGTTGGGGCGTTCCCAACAGAGGTCGCCCATACGATCTTGACGCGGAATCTTCAAACCCTGTTGGCAGAAGAACCGCACCGCCCGACTGAGCGATCTTTTAACCAGGATGGTATCGAAGATCAGAAGCAACCGTTGCTGGACTTCTTGATCCGGATGCTTGATCACCTCTCCCGACTCCAAACGGACCAGGCCGACGGGGAGGCGATTTGCCAACTCGCCGCGTCGGGCTTTGCTGAGCAGCCCCGCTGTCAGCCGCCCACGCAAGATATGAAGCTCCCATTCCGAGATCTGGCCTTTCAGCCCAAGCAACAACCTGCCGTTGACCGACGCGGCGTCGTACACGCCGTCACGATCCGCGATGAGACAATCGACGCGCCCACAGAGATCGAGTAGTTGATACCAATGCGTGCAATTGCGTGCCAGTCGTTGTGCTTCGTAGGAGATCAGGATGCCGACCTTGCCCAAGGCGATTTCGGCGATGAGTTGTTGAAAGCCTTTGCGCCCTTCCTCCACCGTG